GCCATAAAAAAATTCCTCCTATGATTTATTTATATTCTATCATAGAAGGATTATTTTTTACAGACTTTTTCTCACACTCTCGAATAATCGTTTCGGGTGCAATCCGTATTGCATTTGTATGTAGACGTGATTGACGGAGCTGTCCGTCAGAAATTTATACAACGCTTGATAGTCTTCCCCTGCCACTTCAAGACACATATTCAGCACTGCCTTATCTTGCTCCGGCAGTCGTCTTGCGTTCACGCACAGAAAATATATCAATCCCTGCGTATTGTAGTTTATTCCTAACCTATCTAATGTTCTTGAAAATCTAAACTCCGTCAATCTCCTGTCCTCCTATTTGCTATACAATATCCTTCCGTCGTAATAGAATGTCATACCGCATTCTTTTCTTACGACCTCTTTAACTTCTTTCAGCTTGCCGTCCTGCATACCCATTAAAACCTCCTTTATTGCCTGCCCTAATTCTGTTATACGTTTCTTCTTCCATTTCAACATTGAATAGAACGTATACAGGATTATAGGTGCATTGTTTTTCATTGCACACGTAACCATTTTAATGCGGTCTTGCTCGGCAGTGCTTGTCTTGATTTTTAGTGGGTCAAAATCGTTCATCAGTTTTTCATAATCAAAATCGCACTCATCTTTTAATTCCTCTGCGAGTTTATCAATATCGCGTTCACGGTTATACACAACCCCAATATATCGAATAACTCCCTCTATGTATTGACACACGCGTTTTTGACCCCATTTGCATTTTATACGCAGATACCACGCACCTACTACCACAAGATTGACAACACCCTCTGTTGTAACTTCGTTTTCAACAATCTTGTACGACTGCAATGCTTTCTTTCTATTGAATTTCTTAATACCGCGTTTCTTTGCAATTTCATCAAAATTTTTTAATATTCTTTCTTCTTCGGCGTTTTTTATCACCTGCCTTACAGCTCTGCGTTTTTGTTTTAATTTCTTCGCTGTTTTATCCATATCAACACCTCGTCAAATTCACCCTAACCACGTCAGGGTTTCTGTCCACAATCTTTGCTATTTCAAAATATGATAGACCATTATCTCTTAATCTTTTCATTGTATCTAATTCTTTGTTGGTTACTCGTGTCTTTTTCTTGTTTTCAGAATTGCTTGCTTTATCCGGTACATATTCCGGACGCTTTTCAATCCTATACGAATCGTACGTCTTGCGGTGTACCTTTTCAGTGGTCCAACCCTCAACAGGCTGAAAGCAACTGCTCCACGAACAATCGCCGCAAGCTTTTTGACACGTCCAACATAATTGTTCTTTAGCCATTGTCTTGCACCTCATCTAATCTCTGCTGGTACTCCGTGAAGTACCACGTTAGTTCATCTTCAAATGTTTTAATCGCCTCTTCTGCTTTTTCTCTGGTCGTGAAGAAAACAGTGCCAAAGTTGTGAATTTTCAAAAAACACCGTGGCTCAAGTCCTATATCGTGTCCGCTACCGTCTTTGCAATGATTATAACCGATAGTCCACTTTTCTTTGTCCCAATCTTTTTTTGATACAGGTTCATCGTTCAGCGCTTGCCACTGACGTAGTTTACGCAACAACCTATCAGCTTTTGCGTTGTTTTCTGCTATTTTTTCGTCACTGTAATAGTTTCCATCAAAATACGCAGCCTTATCCGTTATAAGTCCCACATCACATGTATCATCTACACCACCAAGCACATTAACGGAATAGTATTCATCTCTATACTCAACTTGTTCATAACCCGTATTTTTTTTAGCAATCAAACCTAACTCTTTCGCTTGTTCTTTGCTGATTTCAGCCTCAATCGTCTTGCCATTCGCTTTAATTTCAACTTTCATTGTTTTATTTCTCCTTTATATAATTTCATAACTTTTTATTGTCACTTGTTTTTCAACATATTTAACTTTATACGGCTGGTTAAAAAACTCGTTTTCTTGACACTCTGTCAGACCCATCAACCAATCAACAGCATATAACTGTCCATCAACATCTATAATTGTTTGTATCTCTTTTTGCCAACGATGGTCATTACCCTTTATCTCGTCAACAAAATCGCCCTCATATACCAATTTTTTTATTTCTTTTTCAGATAACTCTTCTCCGTTTTTTAATTTGTTTATAATATCATTCATTATTCTATCTCTCCTTATCCTATTTTGATAAATACTCCATTTTTCTTGCTGTCTGCCGATGAACTTTTGAGATACATTATCTCGTCTATACGAACACCGCTTTCTTCCCCGTAACAATCTTCGGGATAAATTATAGATACATTCGCTTCTTCCGGTACACTATTCAATATTTCTAACATTTCTTTAACTTTCATTTTGTCCCTCACTTTCCGGTAGTTCAATACCATATTCCATTAATTTATCAACTACTTCATTTACACATCTTTTGCCTAAATTTCTTACATTCTGCAACTGCTCAACACTCTTGATGTCACCGAGTGTTTTCATTCCGGCACGTTTCAAGCAGTTATATGTTCGTACAGAAAAATCGCAATCTTCGATTAACACCTTTGTAGGCTCGTTTGCTCTTTCCATTCTGCCTTTCATTGCGTTTAATACTGCCATAACGCAACTTTTGCAACGGATATATCCCTCTGCATATGCTCTAACTTCTTCGGGACTTTTTCCACTTGTATCGGAACTTTCAAACTTAAAGCGTCTGCACATATCCATTAAATTATATATATCTTTAATTGTCATCTTCTATATCCTCCTCCAACAATGCCGTAAGCAACAATAAATAATTGATACTATCACCTATCTTTTCTGCCCACATTTCTTTCGATATTGCCTTGCCTTGCTCGTAATTGTCAATCAAATCGTACACGCTGACAGTATGTTTTGCCATCATACCACCCAACGCTTTTACAGGTGTACATTTCTGCAATTTGCCTGCTACTTTGAAATTATGTAATCTATCATCGGTTGCATATTCTTCTGCTTTACTGCATAGAACACTTTTACACGTTTCTATGCGGTTATTTATAACTTCTTCAAATTGTTCAGTTCTCATATCGTCACCTCTTATTCGCACGGCTCGTACTTCGCGCGGAACACATCAGGCTTACACGGGTAATATTCCCCTCGTAGTCCTCTGATGATGTAGTCACCTGTGCTTGCTACCATATCGCCCTCTAAGGTTTTTATTATCAATACTCCGTTTGTAATAATAGCACTTTCATTTTTTACAAATCGCATAATCTCTGCTACATTTCTGCCCGTCCATTGTACCGCCTCAATTTCACATGGTTTTGTTCTAAACTTCATTTTTGTTCCTCCATTAATTTTAACGTTCTTTTCAGTTTTTCGTCTGCAATTTTGTTTATTGTGTCATTGTCAATGTTAAATAAATATTGCAACTGTATCATCATTACAATTACGTCCGATAATTCTTCCTCTATGCTGTCTTGAACTTCGAACATTAATTTTAGTACAAACTGACCGCCTTGCGATATTCTCAAATACTTAGTCAACACTTGTGTTAATTCAGCCATTTCTTCAATCGCTACCGGAATTTGTTTAATACCGTAGTGTTCCGCTATGTCTAACCAATCTTGCTTTTTGTGTATTGGCATAACCGCATTTTCTTCTAAATACTTTAGCGTGCGTAACCAATTTGCAAGTTGCTTGTGTTCTTCTGCACATTCCGAACAATTTTTAGTTGCGACTTCTTTGCAATGTTCTATCGCCTCATCAAGCGTCATAGTCTTTGATTTTCTTTCTGTTGTTGAACGCATATTCCAGTTGCTTATTACGCTCTCTTTTTCTACTGCCGTGCAACTTCTTGCACCGCATTGGTGACATTCTATCTGATAATAGCCACAATATGATTGATATAATTCCGCCTCGCCTCCGCAGAATGGACACGGCTTTAATTCATTATACATTTTCTATTCCTCCAACTCATTTATCTTCTCAAATATGTAATCTACCGCAGACTTCAAATCATTACCGACGCTTTGGATGTTCTGCGGTGTTAGTTGTGAACTGACAAGCATTGTGTAACAAGTTTTCTCGCTTGGTAATGCGATATTCAACGCTAAGCTACTTATCAATGCGACAATGAGTATTTTAAACCGCTTACTAAAGTATCGTTGTTCCTCTTCTTCGTTAAGATATTCATAAAGACTAACAACTACAATAAATCCCGCTACAAGCATAACTATAAACAATGCAGTTTTGAACTTGTCGCATAAATTAATTAAATAAATCAAACTCGGTCTAATTATCGGTGTATTCATTACTCATTTACTCCTTTGAATATTGGTTTATACTTTTCATCTGTCGGCGTGTTATACAATCCGCACGCCTCATATTTGCTACGCCAGTTTGTATTAGCCTCTCTCGTTATACCATACGCCTTGCATTTGCAGTGATGTTTTCCGTCAACTGCTATTGTTGTGAAGTTACAGCAATTACGGCATAAAACTCCTTCCATTTCGCCATATTCTCGGTACATAGCACCGATTTTAATTCTCTTTTTCTTCGCCATTTATGTAACACTCCTATTCTATTTTTGTATCAATCCACGTCACGCCTACGGCATAAGCCGCCCAAATATCCGCTTTAAAGCCGTAAAACCAATCGGGGTTATTCTTAGTTCCTTTGCCGTTCTTCAAGTCGTGCTTTGCGAACCTGTCGATTAACGCACGCCTGACTGTTGTGTCATTCGCTTTCATACTGTTACAGATGTTCATTTTTTCGTCTTTGCGTGTTATGTATTGAACGTCCTTTTGTAATTGCTTTGATTTTTCTGTAAATCTGCCAATCCACACGCACGTTTCAAACACTTCACGTCCAACCGGCATACCGTAACACGCCACCATTTCAATAACAGCAACGTCTACTTGATATACTCTTATCAGACGTTCAAAACTGTCTAACAATTCGTTGTTATCGGTCTTTCCAAAATCTTGCGGTTTCATTGTTTCCCCGTCAATAACACACCAACCGCTTTGTGCATTACCGGGGTCTATTGCCAATATAACCATTACATTCTCTCCCTCATTAATTTTTCCATCTCGTCATAGTCAAGACCGTTATCATCATATACGCTTTGTTCATTCCCTTTGTTGTATGTTTTCTTTGCACCTTGCACCTCCGCAAGAGTGGTACGTCCCGCATTGAAGTGATTACGCAATATAGCCTCTATGTACCTGTAATTACGCTTGTTATTCTTTACGGCTTCCTCGATTGCGTATATAACAACGTCCTCCGACACGTCATTTAACCAATCACCTAAGGCTTGTACAGTAATCGGTGTCAAAGGTGCTATGTTATTCTGATACGCCTTGACTATTTTCTCGGGCAGTAGCGGAAGTGTTTCTTTTCTACTTCTACCACTCTTGTCTTTCTCTTTATCTTTATCTTTCTCTTTATTATGTTCCCCTGATTGCTCCGCTATTGCTCCCTTGATTACTCCGCTATTGCTCCCTTGATTACTCCCTACATTACTTCCCTTATTGATGAAATTATGTAGGGTGGTTAGGTTTATTTGATATGTTCCGGCTTGTCCTTTTTTGCCGTTTTTGTAATCTATCAATTCACATTGAATTAATATGTTTCTTGCATTGAAAAGGCTTTTTTCTGAAATATCTATCTTACCTGTTATGCGTGAATTGGGTATCGTAATTTTATCTTCCCATTTAGTAGCGTTTGCAAAGTCCAAAAGACAAAAATACAAATCCGCTGCCGAATGTGGAATTACATTAAACCTACGCCAATTCCAAAACGCATTAAGTATTTCAATATATGTCATACTGTCTGCTCCCTTTCATTTTAATTAAAACGGTAAATCGTCGTCCTCATCACCACCGATAGTAGCGAAATCATCACCATATTGATTATTTAACTCATTAATATCACTATCTGAAAAATCGGTGTTATTCCCCTTTGTACCGCTTTCTGACTTACTGCCTGTGAAGTATGCCTCGTTTACGTTTACTTCCGTTGCATATTGCTTTTTGCCGTCATTACCGTCCCAAGTTCTCGTTTGAATACTTCCGGTTACTGCAATCATACTACCTTTTTCAAAGTATTTTGCGATAAATTCGCCTGTCTGACGCCAAGCAACGCAGTTAATAAAATCGGCTTGTTGCTGACCGTCTTTTGCAAATCTACGGTTTACGGCGATTGTAAATCTTGCAACTGAAATGCCGTTTTGTGATTGCCTTAATTCTGGGTCTTTTGTAAGACGTCCCATTAATATAACTTTATTCATACTTGCACTCCCTCTATTTTAAATTTCTTAATATTCCCTTTATGTCCCTTAATGTCGTTTTCAGCATACATTTCCGAAGTTTTATATTGTCTGTACAAGTATAATACCTGCAGTTCATATCATAGGTCACAAATAATTGTCGACCGCAAGCAACATAAATATCATTACCCTCGAATGTATTCACTACTTTTTCATTTTCGTAAACTACTACTTTCATAAATAACTCCTTCCAAAAATTTCTCTGAACTGTTCTTCAGTCCAATTATTCTCTTTCATAGCTTTTTCTTGACCATATCGGTGCAAATAATCAGCTATATCACTGTTTCTGTGTGCGCTGTATTCACCGTTACGGTGACAACGTTCGCCACATAGGTAAACTACCAATCCGTATTTTTCAGAGTATTTTCGGTTACTTCCTCCGAATATATGGTGTCGTTCTAATCTGTCACCGTTTCCGTTTCTACCACATAGAAAACACTTCTTCATTGCTTCCACCCGTCCTTTAACACCTGTAATTCTCTCGGCGTCATTGTTTCGATACCCAGTGCCTTGCAGTCCTGCACGATATTATCAATCAACATCGACATTTGCTTTGTGTCGTATGATGATGAACCATAGTATAGAACAACGTTTGTGCAACCTTTAAGTTTGCTTTCAAGCGTTTCTGCCTGCCACCCTAAGCCGCTATGTTTCCAACCCTCGCATAGTTTGTTGACGGCTTTTGTAGGCGCACATACTATCTCACTGTTACCACCTATTTCTTTTATCTCTCGGCGGTATACCTCTGTTTTACTGACATTTAGCTTTTCTGCCAATTTATCTATCAGTACCCAACAGTAAGCATTTGCGTCAAGTGACCTCTTTTTCCTGTACTGTTTGACCTCGACAACATATTCTTTGCCATCCTCTAAAGCTGATATTAATGACGATAGCCACGCTACCGCCTTAATACCGCTCTCTTTATTGAATATCTGTTTGTTCATTATTTTCTACCTTATAATCTTCTGCCATTTGTTTTGCGTTCTTTGCGTATTGAGGATATTCGGCAAGTTCTACTTCGTCAATATCCTTGCCTAATGCAGTTTTTAGCAACTCTCTTATCTCTTCCTCTGTCTTGCCTGCTCGGCTTGCAAAGTTCTTTACAAAACCTTGCAACGATTTTTTTATAACGACGTTAGCACTGTCAACCAATCTATTTAAAAACAACACATACTTTCCTTGTGGTAATTCGGTCAATTCTTTTGCGACGAATTCATTTAATAAAATGTTGAGCGTTGTTTCTCTATTTGCTTTTGGGAACACACGCAAGATATTTTGTATTTTTTTTATCTGTGTTTCATTGATGTATACTTCTTGTTGGGGCTGTTCCTGTGGCGGTTGCGGTTGGTTCTGTTGATTTATAAGTGCGTTTGCCAATTCGTCTGCACTGCACATACTTCCGTCAATACCCACACCCAAATTTGCCAATGCTCTGCCCCAAGCCGAGGTTTCACAATTTTCTATGTAGCTTGTCTTATTTATAAAACTGCCATTCGCATCCTCGTATGCGTGTCCTGTCGCAACGATTACGCCGTCGGGGTTTATTATTTTCGCAACCATAACAACCCTTTTATCCGTCAATTCCACTATCTCACTTGTAAGGCTGTATTGAGGGAAGTTCTCTCTAAACGCCTTTATTCTGTCGTTTACAAGAACATATTCTTTGCCTTTTATATTCGTTGTCGGTAAATCTTGTTTCATATTTCTGCCTCCTTTGCAAAATTATCTATACAATCTTCGCAGATAACCGTATCTTCAATATCGTAATATTTTTCACCTACATATATAGGCTCGCCACATTCATCACAGGTGCAGGCGACAACATCTTCACCGCAACTATCCTCACCATAATTGCCTGTTATTTCTCTGTCTATATCTACATATCCAAACATTTTATACACTCCTTAAAGCTTGAAATCAGCATCTATAAAATACAAATTTTCTTTGCTGTCGTATCTTAGGGCATAGTCGCCACAAAACATATTAAGCGGTTCTACATATTTAATTCTGCAGTTATTTTTTTCTTTGTTTGTGTAATACACTTTAAAGCCGTTCACACTATCAGATTTTTTGAAATATATTCTCTTGCGGTCTACGGCAAAAATCATATAATCACTGTCTTTTAAGATACTTCTGAAACATTTATTACGAAACATTATCGCTGTTCCGTATTTTGTTGCACCTCTTTTATTTTTCCCGAACGATGTTATACTAATGCTCACATCAGCATTGCTCGTGTTAATTCTTGTGTTCTTTTTAATCCATTCCATTTGACTTATTATCCTTTCTGTGTTAGAATACAAGCATAGATATATTATCTATGCTTTCAGATTTTGACCGTTTTGAGTTGCACCTCATACGGTCTCTTTTTTTATGCTTATTTTGCAGTGGCAACCTGCTCCAAGATTATCATTGTCTTTATACATTTCTGTTTGCTTAAAGCCTTCTTCTGTGTATATTGAGCAGAATTTTAACAGTGTATCGTTAGTTTCCTTGTATTGATACATCGCCCTGAAAATCTTGCACGCTTGCTCTATTGTTTCCGCCTCAATGATTATCCAACCGCCCTTAAATGGTTGTCCCTCACTGCCGAACATAATGTAATAGTTATTCATTCTCTTTCACCTCCAACTTTTTCTTGATGTCATCCAACATTTTTAATTGTAATCTGTATTTCTTATCGACTGTTTTGTCAGTCGGAATACACAACGACATAATTTCTTTAAACGGCTTACCCTCATACACGCTTATACATATAACCGGTGCAAACTTATTGTCACCTACCATTGTATATATCACGACAGGTGCGTCGTCACGTTTTGCCGCCAACAAATTAATCTGTAAGCATAAATTATATAGCTTACTTATCTGACCTGCTGTCATTTGTTATCCTCCTATATTCATCATCACGATTATTTCAAATGCTATCAGCAACATTGAAAACATTGTTACCGCAATGATATATTCTGCATTTTTCATTTGCCATTCACCAACGCAATCACTTGGTCTATCTGTCTGTTGGTCTTTTCGTCAAACTTGTGACTACGTGTTTGTGGTTGCTCCTCTGCGGCATATATACCGCCTTTCATATCAGCCATTGCTTTACCGGTATCAACCCACGCTCTACGACCTTTCTCATTTAGACTGTTCCATATCCTCATTATCAAATTCATTTCTTATCATCCTCTCTCATTAACTTCCAACCACCGAATAGTCCCGCTCCAAAGCTAAACAACGCTATTCCTATAACATACATATGTTATTCCTCCAATTCGAAGTGGATTTTTACCAAATCAATTAACGCAAGATATTCTTTGGCAAACTTACTATTACCGTGTGTTTCTTTTACCTTGTCAACAAATTCGGCTAATGTTCCGTAAAAGCAACCGCATTTAACAGCTATATTTTCCTTTGTTCTGAAAATGGTTGTATTTCTATATTTTGAACCTAATCCTTTTATTGTTATATAGTCAGCATTGCCAAACACCTCTGCATTGCCGCACACCTCTGCATTGCCAAACACCTTTGCATTGCTGTACACCCTTGCATTGTCGCACACCTTTGCATTGCTGTACACCCTTGCATTGTCGCACACCTCTGCATTGCCAAACACCTTTGCATTGCTGTACACCCTTGCATTGTCGTACACCCAACAGTTACCTTCTTGAGATAAATTGCGTTCGCTTTCAACATAACCTCCAAGCTCTCCTTTTTTTACATTACCAAAATCTTTTAGAGCTTTAATTCTGTGTAATGCTGTTCCATACACCTCTATTGTTTCATCAGTCAATTCATATTTTTTCATATATTATTCCTCACTTTCCGCCCTCACAGGCACACATAGACTGTCCGCAACAACAGATTTCATTAAAATTTTAATTTTAGGGAATAGTCTACTATTTTACGGATAACACGCGGACAGCCTTTGTCTGCCTGCAAGGTGTTTAATTTATGACATTTCTCTTGCCAACTTGGCGACAGAGATGTAACCTTTATTAAAGCCAAATAGCTCTAATACTGTTTTTCTATTCAATCCGCAGAACGTTGCAACATTCTTGACATTCAACATTTCTTTATTGGGATAAACCTCTTTAATCCTTTCAAGGTTGTCCCTATACGAGGGCTTTTCAAGTGCCATTTCGTTCACCTCCACTTCTGCAAGAAACTCTTTACCAACATTACAACCGACACTGGAAACGCTATAGCAGCGAGAGTGCCACAAGCAATCGCTATCATTACTATCATTCTTTTCGCTCCTTTACTAATTATATTTAGGTGTTAATCTTACTCTGTAACCTTTGACGGTATCTACGGAATTAGATTGTATAACCGCAATGGTTACAGGGTTTTCTTCGTCTGTTTCTACTACTATTTTTGTGTATTGACCTAATGTTTCTTTATCAACCATTTTTCTGCTCCTTATTTAGTTTTTACTTTCTGTTCTTGTTTTGCTATCCACATTGTGCTATAATTTTCTATATCTGCTTTTACAAGTTTTAAGGAGTGATATTTATGTTAAGCAATCGACAAGTATGTATATTGAAATATCTTTATCCCGATAAAAGAATTAATGAAAATGAGCTATACAAACATTTCAATGTAAACATTGAGGATAAAGTTATTCAAGCCTTGTTAAAAAACAAGTTAATTTTTATTGACTCTTCCCAACTATACCAACCTAAACTCATATATCTTACTGAACAAGGTATAGCTTATATCGAAAATCTTCTTACATCAGAAACTGAAAAGAAATCGCACAATATTCACGAATGGATAAACACTATAATCTCTGGATTAGCATTAATTACAGCTATTATTGCTTTAATCGTATCAATAATGAAATGATAGCTATTATCAAAGCTACTAATGATGTAATTGTTTGTATCCATAAAAAACGTTTATGTTTTTTACTATCCATATTTTCTACCTCCCTATTTAGTTTTTACTTTCTGTTCTTGTTTTGCTATCCAATCTACACTTACATTAAATAGCTCTGCCAATTTTGACGCATAAGCTAAGTCAAGGCTTTTTTGACGTTCACCGTTTTCTATATAAGTATAATAATTTTGACTTATACCTAAGAAGTCTGCGACGGCTTGCTTTGTCATTTTCTTTTTAAGCCTTAATTTTTTTAAATATTCTCTCACGTTCTCACTCCTTATTCTCACGTTATGTGAGTATTATATAACACAGTGTGAGAATTGTCAATACTTTTCTTAACATTTTGTGAGAATTATTTTGTTTTTATATTTTTTTATTGCATAATCTCACTAATAGTGATATTATAAATTTAACGGAGGTGACTATGATGTTTGCAGAAAAATTAAAAACATTAAGAAAGCAAAAAGGATTGACACAAACGAAATTTGCAAAAGATTTTAATATTGCTACCGGAACTATCGGAATGTGGGAAACAGGCAAACGTCAGCCTGATTATAATACTTTAGTAAAAATCGCAAAATATTTTGACGTATCTATAAATTATCTTTTAGAAGAACAAGCAGAACCTGAAGAATTGCAAATTGCTCGTTCAAGAACAAGAGAATTACACGAAACTAATAGTGTCCCTACTATTCAAACTATTGAAGAAAAAACTGGTACATCTTACACCACCTTTAGACAGTGGTATGAAGGTACAGGAGATTACTTTAACGACAAACTTTATCTCATTGCAGATTTGTATAATGTTTCAATAGATTACTTATTAGGACGTCAAGAACAGCTCCCTGAATTAAACAATAAGGACCAAAAAGAAATACAAAAAATATTAGATGAAACAAAAGAACAACTACTATCACAGGACGGCTTGATGTTCGACGGTGTACCTGCAACAGAAGAAGATGTACAAAAGATAATAATGGCTATGCAAATGGGTATGGAAATGATAAAGAAAGAAAACAAAGCCAAGTTTACACCGAAGAAATATCGTAAAAATAATTGAGGTATTGCCTATGAATAGGATTGTAAATAAAATTGTATCTAAGTATCATTCTCGCAATCCAATAGATATAGCGCAAGGAATGAATATAAAAGTTGCTTATGCTGATTTAGGCGAAAATGTACACGGTTTTTACCAATACTACAAGCGTGGAATGGTTATATACATCAACAGTTCACTTGATGAGTTTATGCAACTTCAAGTATTGCGTCACGAAATAGGTCACGCAGTGCTACATAGAAAAACTAATCGTATATTTATGGAGCGTTCAACTTTTCAAGTTCCCGATAAATATGAGAATGAGGCTGACTTGTTTGCAACTTTCCTCGCTATTTCTGATGATGATGTGTGCGAATATATAAGCAACGAATATACAGTACAACAAATATCAAATATGACAGGTTGTAAAGAAAAATTTATTGAGCAGAGGATTAGAGATTATTGTGAGGGGTAATAGAATAAGTATGTAAAAATTACCACGATTGTTATACAAGGAGAATTAAAATGGAATTTGCAATAATTTTATTAACTTTCGGTTTAGATATTATACTTCCTATATTGGGTATTGTCGGATATTTCGCTCCTGCATATTGGTTATTAAATATATCATTCCTTTTTATTATAGGAAGTACATTTTTTAAACATCTGAGCCCATTTACTGTTATCATACACATAATATCTTGTATAATCGGTATTGCAGCAGCTGTTATACTTAAACTTCCGATTTTCAATACAATTAAACTTATACTATGCTTTGAATGGCTTTTGCTGAATATTGCTTGTGACATAATGATTCTCTTGAATAAATAGTCGCACATATACAGGTGGAAAAATTATATGAAAAAGATAAAGATTACGTTTGAAGAAAATACTGAAAAGAAAAACAAATACAAAAAATATCCTCGTTTAGACCTTGACCGTTTAGCATTTGAAGATGAAGAAACCGTTGAGCAAATGCAGATTGATTACATCAAAGCTATCAAGAAGAAAGTTTTAAAACGTTGGTTAGCACCAATGATATTAATATTTATAGCATTTGCTGTTGGTTTTGCAACATTAAGCGGCTATACGGCTAATAGATATATAACCACAGCAATGCAACAATTTTATTCTGATATGCAACGTAAACCGCTTAGCTTAAAGCCACGAAACAATAGCACTTCAGATACTACATCGGATAACACATCAAACTCTGTGCCGGGTGCTAATCTTGTCTATGTAACAACGAACGGTAAAAAATATCACAGGTTTGGTTGCCAATATCTTTCTTCAGGCAGTATAAAAGCAATGATTGAAAGTAGGGCAATTAACGAAGGTTATACACCTTGCAAGAAATGTTTTGATTAAATATATGATAAGAAAGGTGGGATTGTCTTATGTTTTTTTATGTTCTGTGCGTTATATTTTTCTTTTTTGCTCACAAGCAAATATATGCCGGCTCACATTTCACCGGCAGTAATAAAAAGATTGGAACGATTATCGGTATAATCGGTATTGTAAATATGTTAGCTACTTTTGCTTTTTGGGTGTATACAGCAATCAAAGTGTCGATATTAATCTCTTTAGTTTTGTTTGTAGTATCAATGATATTTACATACATTGTTAATAGAATTTTTGCGAAAGTATCGTTTAAGGAAGTGTCAAAAATGGACATAAAGCAAGAAGATTTGCAATTCATAATATACAACAGTCGGTGTGACGTGTTTGCAACGATTACATCGGAAGTTGGAACAATAGTAAATTTGCTCATATTGATAATTTATGTAGTAAGTAAAATTATATAAGCAAAAGCGAGGATTTTAAACGTGTCGGATTTAATATGTTTAAAATAAAAAAATCCCCCGACCGCTACCAACAGTCGGAGGATAAGAGTGTATTGAAACACATATTCGCAAAATTATTGTATCACATACACTCTATTTTTGCAATACTAATTTTTAAAAAAGGAGTGTATTAAAATGAAGAAAAGAAAAGACGGAAGATATTTAAAAGTCGTTACAATCAACGGTAAACGGTTGTATTTTTACAGTAGTAAAACTACGGAACAACAAGCTGAACGTGACATTAATCGTCAAATTCTTGCTTACACCAAGCAAGAAGAAAGAGGCAAACTGTTTAGTGAAGTTGCAGAAGAATGGGAAGAAGAACATTTTCCTAAGATAGAGTATAATACCGCAAAAAGATATAAAATTTTACTTAGTCACGCAGTAGAAGAATTTGATGATAGATATATCAAAGAAATACAGCCTATCGATATTGAGCAATATTTAGACTATTACGTAACAAGAGATTATGCAACAAAAACTATAAAAGACCAATTATCCATAGTCCGATTAGTTTTTAAATACGCCTATATAAAAGGCTATGTTGAAAATGACCCTACAAGATATATTAGCCCTCCAAAAGGCAAGTCAGCTATCAAACGACAACCTCTTACAGAAGAAGAAACCGAAGCAGTAAAAAATAGTCTAAATTGTTCTTTTGGCTTGTTCCCATATTTTTTGTTATACACCGGATTAAGAAAGGGCGAAGCTCTTGCTTTACAGTTTAAAGATATTGATTTCGATAATAAAGAAATTAATGTTTATAAATCTGTATATCATAAAAGCAACGTCCCTCATATTAAAGGCACTAAAACAGAAAACGGCACTCGCAAAGTGGTTTTGCTTGATGTATTAGCAGATAAACTTCCTAAAGGAAAAGATGAAAATTTTATATTTTCGATTGACGGTACAAAGCCGCTCGGTTATTCAGCTTTTCAACGCCGTTGGGATAAATATAAAAAAGAAACAGGACTTGATATAACAGCTCATCAGTTGCGTCATACTTACGCAACAATACTTTTTGAAGCAGGGATAGACGTAAAAGATGCTCAACATTTATTAGGGCATAGCGACATTTCGGTTACAAGAAATATTTATACACATATTCGTACAAATCACTTTAAAGAAACCGTGGAAAAATTAAATACATTTATGAATTAGTCAAGCATTAGTCAGATATGTTCAGAAACCGCATATTCATTAAATATTTAAGGGGTTCGAATCCCTCCGGGCGTACCAACTCATCATAAACCGCATAAATGCTTGAAGTCAAGCGTTTATGCGGTTTTTTAG